GCGTAACGCCCATCGGGTGAGAACAGGCTCGGCATCGCCAACACCACCGGATCGCCAGCCAGCCAATGAGTCCCGCCCTGAACCAGATGACGGCCACCGTCTGGTGTCGTCACCTGCGCCGAGCCCTTCGCAAACACGTAATCCATGAACTTTCCCTTTCCGTAGTAGGCGGGCGGAGCCTACGGAAAACCCCGCCCGCCAAACCCCGCGAGGCCAGCCGCGGGGTTGCGTTGATCAGCCGACGAGATCCGCCAGCTTCTTGTCGATCTCCTTCAAAGCCTCCGTGTCCTGATTCTGCTCCGCGATCACACGCTCACCGAGCAGATTGTGAACCGCAGCATCACCAGACGCGGCAGCAGCAGTGAGGACATCCGCAGACTTGGCGTTCACCTTGTCGACAGCCTCCGCCTGCTTCTCCTCACCCTTCTGAATCTCAGTCTTCGGAGCTTCCTTCGGGGCTTCCTTGTCAACCATGACTCTCCTTCTGTAGGGCTTCCCGGACCAACGCCGGATAGTGAGCTACTACCCACGCAACGAGATCCTCAGCACGCTGACCGGCAGGTTGCGGCACGACCCAAAGTTCGAGGTTCTCAATGCTGTTATCGATCCTGATGCCGTTCTTGTGGTGGACGTTCTCGAACGGCTCCAGCGGGCGGCCGAGCTCGCGCTCCATGACCAGGCGTTGCTCTAGGACGTTGGCGCCGTTCTGGTAATGCACCCTGTAACCACTGGGGCGGACATAGCCCGTTCCGCGAGGTGCGACTTTTGCCTCGGCGGGCCCGACCTCGCCGGTCTTCTTCTTCCGTTCGTAGTGCATGGCGCACAATCCGCCCGAGAGGTGCGGCTTCTCACAGCCCTCCACCTCGCACAGACTGTCGGGTGTGTAGCGGCGGACTGGCTCATCTAGGGGCGACCCGAGCCGCGAGCGCCGGTAGTGCGCGGGACATAGGCCCTTGGATTTCGCGGGCTTGTCGCACCCGTCCACCGAGCAGACGAAGTTGGACCTGATGGGGCCGCGCGGATGCACAATCAGCGGGTCGCCGTGATGCCGCCAGCGGGTGTAGTGCTTCTCGCACCAGCCCTTGGCTCTGGACGGTAGTTCGCAGCCATCGACTGCGCAGATAGTTTGGGCCACGTCGGGCACCTCTCGGATAGGTGTTTGGCAGAGACCGGGAGTTACCGCTCCCGGTCTCACCATATTACCACACAAATACTACGTGTTGAACACCAACGCTCGGAAGCCTGCCGTGTTAATAGCGTCACTTCCTATGCGAGCATATGCGAAAATTCCTCTTTGGCCGGTAGGTGTCGCGGGCCCAGTCCCTGCCGTAGTTTGCTGCACGAGGGTCGGGATCAACTCCGTCGACATGCCACCATTGCGCGCAATGAGGAAATTTTGGAAGTCGCCGACGATGCATGCCACTTCCGCTGTGGTGGTCCAAGTGGTTGTGTCTGGCATGTACGGCGACTCATACACCGGGGCGTTGAACAGCTGGTCGGCCCATTCGGTGGGCAGGTTGACGGTGTAGCCGTGGAACACGTTGGCTGCACCGATCTGCCGGATGGCGTTGTTGACACCGACTGACATGAGCCACTCGGCTTTGCCGGCGCTGCGGTACCGCTGCGGTAGCGCCTTCCAAACGGCGTATGGGTCGGGGGCGGTGATTGAGCCACCAACCGCAACCTTGACCCGATCCGCGGAGGTTGCCGAAATGGCGGTCAGGATGCCCTTCGGTTCGCCCGTACCGGTGCCGCGGGTGAACTTGTCGATGAGCAGCTCGTCGTATCCGGCGGCCAGCAAGCCCGCCATCTCTTGGGCGAAGCCGGGATAGTCCATCCCAACCTCAATCGAGTACGGGATGAACCCGCGAGCCATGTGGACAGTAACGGTCGGCTGCGCCAACACCGGTGAGTTGTCGGTGGTGACCGCGGCCTCAGTCTGGAACGCCCAAGACACACCTGCGGAGGTGACACCCTTCCAAATGTTGGTGTTGATGTCGACCTGCTTGGCGATCTGCAGGAACGGATTCCCCGACCCTTGCGCGGTCAAAATGATCGACGGGTCGATGAACACCGGGATGCCGAAACCACCAGCGGTGGTGGTGATCTCACCCATGGCCCGGAACTCATTCCAACGCCGGAGAGCTGCACGCTCTTCATCGTCCAACGCTGCACCGGCGTTGGGGTCGGTCATCATCTTCATCCACATCGACCGGTAGGCGTCGTTTTCGGTGACGAGGACGCGGCGGGCGATGGTCGGATTCTTGCGGATCAGTTTCGCAACCTGCGTCTTTTCGTCGTCCCGCAGGTGGATGGTGTCTTCACGGTTGTCGAGCGCACGCAACGCATGGTCGCGGGCCTCCTGGTGGGTCATGCGGGCGACGTCGGTGCCGCCGTCGGCGAGGCCGTAGCGGATGTTCGCCATGGCCCGCTTCACCGGCTCCGGGCGACGCCGGAAAATCTCGGAGATGCGCTGGTGCTCGTCGAGCCGCTTCACGATGGCGTCACGGATTTCGAGGCCAGTGTCGAACGCGGCCTGCTCATCCTTGGACAGGTCACGCAACTCGCCCGCGTCGGACTGGTGCAGCGACTTGAGGTGCGCGTCGAGAACGTCGAGATCCTGGCGCAGTTCCTCGGGGGTCTTGTCGCGGAGGTCGTCGAGGGAGCCCGGAATGAGGCTCGTCTGCTCGAGCTGATCGGTCATTTAAAGGATCTTTCTGAGTCGGAGCTCGAGGGTTCGGGCTCGCAGTTGATTGGTAGTCGACTGCGCAGCTTTTCCGGGCTCGCTGTCGTGTTCACTGCCGCGGCCACGCCTGTGGCTGCGATCTGCTGCAGTGAAATCTGTGGGGTTGAGGCCTGCAGCGCGGACGGCGCTGTCGTAGGCGCTCTGGTTCCGTTGCCGTAGCCGGTCATAGAACTCGTCAGTCGTACTGCGCACCGACGCGGACGCTTCGGGGTTGGCGGGGAAGGTGACGGGGCCGAACTCCATCACCTTGGCGCGGGTGATGGTGCGTTCTGGCAACGCTTTCGGGTTGTCAGTAGACGGGTCGGGTTCGTCATTCCACGAATCCTCGAGGACACGCATCCGGAACGAGGCGCCGTACACCCCAGCTTTCAGTCCTGGCAGGAGATCCCGGTTGTACGAGGTGTCGAATAGTGGCACCTCGTAGTAGGGGCCGGTGTCATCCTCGCGCAAATCTTGGATCGGCCCGAGCACCTTGTCGCCCGCGGAACTGTCAAAGCCGTGGTTGAACAGGACCCGCATCCCGCCGCGGTCCTCAGCGATCGTCTGCGTCGTGAACCCGGGCGCGGTGCGCTCGAGGAACTCGCCCTCCCACATCGATTCAACCCGATACCAGTTGTTGAACGCCGAAAAATGGCCTGTGAGAAGGCCCAGGCTGTCATCTGCGGCTTTGCGGAGTTCGGGGGCATCCGATAGGGCCCGGACAACGTCGACAGCCAGTTGATGCGTCACTGTGGCGCCACCTTTCCGTTCGAGGTTGGGGCCGGTAGGGCGGCCGCGCCGGGAGGCTGCAACTGCACGGAAACCAAGTTGGTGTGCTCGAGGAGCGCCATATCCTGACCTTTGACAGCGGCGACCGCCGACTTAGCGGTGAAGCCTTCCTTGACGAGGTTTCCGATCGTGGCGGCCTGAATCGAGACGATTTCAGCTGCGTCTTTGGCGTCCTCACGGAGCAGCGGGATGTCGGTGACGTCGAACCACAACTCGGAGTCAGCCGGCACGTTGATCAGTGACGCCAGCGACGACGACAAATCCTGCAGCCGCGGATACACCCAGGTGTCGGCGAACGAACGGCGGGCCGCAGACCAGTTCCCGGCGTTCAACGCCGAACCGGCCAAACCTTCGGAGATGCCCAACAGGGACGCGGGCACCCGGGACAGGACCGAGATTCGGGTTTCACCGGCTCCGGTGATAGCCCGGAAGTCGATTTCCTGCAGATTGCCACCGATCACCGTCGCATCAGCGCCGGCCGTCAGGTACAGGGTGCGGAAGGCGTTGCTGGCCCCCGCATGCCGTTCCTCCATCATTTCGACCATCTGGTCGAACTGCGGTTTCGTCACCGCCGGCAGGCCCTTGATGACCAGGTTCGGGGTGGCGCCGTTCTCGAAATAGCGGATCTTGTACTCCGACGCCAACCTGTCGCCTTGCAGATCCCGGATGGCAGGGGTGAGCCACGACATGCCGACCCCGGCGCTCAACGGATCAGTCAGTGGCGACCAGTGCGCCACTTGATCGGGCAGCAGGAATTCCGGCTTGTAACCCCACGGACCGTCGGGGCCGCCGTTCCAGTACACGTAGCCGACCAGCTCGGAATCCAGCGCATGCCCAGGATTGTCGGGTTGGGACTGTGAGCCGTACACGATCGCTGTCCAGTCGGGGCGAATGACCTGCAGCCGACCGGGACGGCGAACCGCGAACGCATTACCCGCCAGACCGGCATGCCATTCCATGCGGCTGATCAGATCCCCGGTGGTGCCGTTCGGCCACGGGCTCTCCAACAACCGCAACTCCGGAGTGCCGAACGTCCGGCCGGGAGTCCGGCCATGCCACGGCAGATTCCGGAAGATCAGCCGGGCCTGACTGAGCACATCCGCCCGCACCATCTGCGCAGCGAACGCCGGCGGGCACTTCGTGAGCGCCGCCATGTAGCCGGGCAGCGTGTTGGTGATCTCAGCAGCCCGCATCCCAGTCATCGACTGGTTCAACCCCAACGGGTACACCTGGCCGCCGTAGGAGAACTGCGACGGCAACAGATAGTTGCTGAACCAGTCATCCGCCGAAAACCGCTGCTCCACCTCGGTTGAAGTGCCGCGAGACGCCCTAATTCTGTCGAGGAGGCGCAACAGAGACCTCCCTAGTCACGTCGTCGTGGTGTGCGGCCGTCCGACCAGCCAAGTCCGACCGCCGCAGCTACCCACAACGCCGCCAGAGCAACCTTCGCAGCCAGCCAGCCGACCGACCACAACACAGCCGCCAAGATCATCAGAGGGACTTGCGGGGCGATCCGGGCGCGAGGAACCTGCTGAACGACTGCCACAGACGGCTCCTAACGGCGGGAAGCGAAGAACACGACCGCCGGCTGCGACTCCAACAGCCACAAAGCGCCAGCCTCAGCAGCGAACGGGGACACATCACCGCTGGACTTGCGCCAATCGAGCGTGGTCCCGCCACCCTCAGCCTCTTTCCACTCACAGCCAGCCAGCGAGTCAGCTACGAGCTCGTCCGGCGAATGAGTGAACGCCAGGGTTTCAGCCAACTTCTTGACATGCGCATAGGCAGCGGCAGCCTCGGTGCTGGTCAACAGGTTCAACTCGATGCCCGACTCGGCCAGAATCGGAACCCACGCCTTCGCCGGTCCCGCAGCGAACGCCGCGAACTTAGCGCCGGGATGGTTCACGTTCAGCTCGACGATCCGATCCGACACCCACGCTGTCCCCGGCCGATGATCAGCCAACTCCACATGCGGTACGCCCTCATACAGCGCAGCGACTGCGATCGTCGCGGACGCCATCTGCTTCGCCATCGTCACAAAAAACATGGGTGGACCATCCGGCCGAACATCCTGCGCCGTCGCATCCCACTGCGGAATCCCGAACCTGAGAGCCGCATCAACATCCCAGATACCGAGGCCTTCACGGCGGAACGAATCGTGCCCCAACTTCTTCCGCATCCGCAGAATCGCCTCACGGGGCGTCTCGTCCGGATACGAAGGGTTGGCCTTCCCAACCTGCCGCCAATCGGACTCCGTCAACGGGGCCGGGAGTGGTGTCGGCTTAAAGTCCGGATCAGCACCAAACTCGACCCAACCAGTGTCGGAATCCTCACCGGACAGGGCCTCGGCTCGCATCCGCTGAAACACTTCGCCAGAGTCGGTCGGCTTCGGCGGTGTGCCCAAGAACAGCAGCAGTGCGCCAGATTCCTGGCGAGACTGGTTCATCGCCGGAATCATGTCGTCCAAAGCGTTCTCGTTGAGGATCTGGCCCTCGTCATAGACGACAACGTCAACCTCATCGAAGCCTCGGCCGAAGCCACGCTCCCGAGCCCCGAACAAGATCCGCGACCCGTTGATGAACTGGATCTCTTCCTCACCGGACCCAAGAACCACCTTGAGCACATGCGGGGCGATCGCTGCCCGCTTGACGAACTTTTGCATCTTGCCGATCT